GGGGAAGAAGCTCGCTCGCTTTTCGTGTTTCCGGGAGCCCAAAGTGACCGACACTAAACTACAGTCCGGACCGAGGGCCGACCCGCGTGGCGCGTGAGATAGAAACCGACTTCGTAACCGACCGCGCTGGCATGGCGCAGATCTTCGGATGCTCGATCAATCACATCAACAAGCTGGTCACCCGGGGCCTGCCGCGGCGCTCGCGCGGTCAGTACAGCATCCCGGAATGCGTGCAGTGGGCCATCGCTGATGCCACCACGCGCTCGGGAATCGATCCGGATGAGCTGCCAGCCGTGGTCGAGGCGCGTACGCGACTGTACGTCGCACAGGAGCGCCACAAGCGGCTGGAGACGCGGCGCCTGGAGGGCGAGCTAATCGAGCACGACGAGGTGCGCAGCTCGCTACTCTCGCTCGCGCACGTGCTCGTGGGCTCGCTGGAGGGCCTGCCCGTGCGCCTGGCTCAAGATTTCGCCAACGCCCGCACGACCGCGGAAGCCGCGGCCATACTCAGGGAGCATTGTGTTGCTGCACGACAGGAGCTTGCAAAGCGAGTCGCCGCACTGGGCGCGCCTATGGAGTCTGACGGCGAGGTTAATCGAGCCGCCGCCGATCAGGAGCGCGGCGGCGTGGGCGGACGCCGAGCGCGTCGAGCCGCCGGAGAGTCCGCGCCCGGGCCGGTGGTCAACTGATTACACGCCGTACTTCCGGCCAATCCTCGAAGCGGCGTCGGATCCCAGGACGCGCCAGATCACCGCGATCACCGCGAGCCAGCTCGGCAAGACTGCGAGTCTTTTGTCGCTGATAGGCCATCGCTTCGCGGACGGTCCGCGGGTGCCGACGCTGTTCGTGCTGCCGACTCAAAAGCTCGCCGGCTCGATGAGCGCGGATCGGGTGTCGCGGCTGCTGCGCGAGTGCGACGCGCTCGATGAGATCCACGCCAAAGGCAAGGCGGATTCCAAGTTTGAAAAGTGGCTTGGCGGCGTGCCGCTGCGCTTCGCCTGGGCGGGCTCGGCGACCGAGCTGGCCGCACATCCGTGCGGCCTGGTACTGATCGACGAGCTGGATCGCATGGGGCGCGACGTCTCTGGCGAGGGCGACCCGGTGACGCTGGCAAAGGCGCGCACAAAGAATTACCCCGCGCCCCTGGTCGTGGTGACCAGCTCGCCGACCATCGAGGACGCGAGCCCGATACAGCAGCTATTCGACCAGGGCTCGATGGAGATCTGGGAATGGCCGTGCCCGCATTGCGAGGAGTATCACAGGCCGTTGACGATGTACCTTCACTGGCCGGAAGGGTCGACACCGGACCGGGCGGAGCTGGAGGCGCTCTACCATTGCCCGCACTGCGGGGCCGTGATCGACGACGTCCAAAAGGGCGAGATGATCCCGCGCGGGCGGTTCCGGGTTTACAGGCGCGACCCGGATGGAGACTACGTGCCCGACACCATGGAGCTCGCCGACTACCGACACCGGTCGTTCTGGGTGTCGGGCTTCGCGTCGCCGTGGGTCACGTTCCGGGAGCTGGCGCGCGAGCTGTGCGCGGCCTACCGGACCCGCGAGCCTGAAACCATCCAGGCGTGCCTGAACACGTACAGCGGCGAGCTGTGGCGCGTGCGTGGCGATGCACCGGACTGGCAGGAAGTGAGCCAGCACCGCGGCGACTACAACCTGGGTGAGATCCCATTCGGCGTGCAGCGAGTGACCGTCGGCGCCGACGTGCAGCAGGACCGGATTTACTACGTGGTGCGCGGCTGGGGCGCGCAGAACGGACCGAATGAATCGTGGCTGATTGACCATGGCGAGGTGCTCGGGCGGACCGATCTCGACGATGTGTGGGTTAGCTTCGGGCAGATCCTGCGCCGGCACGAGCTGCGGGTGAATCGGGCGCTGATTGATAGCGGGTACAAGCCGGGCTCGGACTTTTTCAAGCGACCCGACCACGCGGTGTACACGTTCTGCCGGCGGATGCAGCCGATCGCGTTTCCGAGCAAGGGGTACGAGAGCCGCGAGAAGCCTGTCGACACCGGTTTGATCGACGTGTCGGCGGGCGGCGTGACCATCAAGAACGGGGTGCTGTTGTTCCGGATTGATACCGGGTATTTCAAGTCGTGGCTGTACAGCAGGGCTTCGCAGGGCGCCGAGGACGAGCCCGATCTGTGGCATTTGCCACGGGACGTCACCGAGGACTACATGCGCCAGGTGGTCGCCGAGGAGCTGGTGCGCAAGGCGAGCGGTCACATGGTCTGGATCGCGCGGCGCTCAAGACCGAATCATTACCTGGACTGTGAGACGCTGGCGACGGCGGCGGCGCACTCGCTGAACACGTACACGCTCGGGCCGCTGAAAAAGGTCGAGAGCGCCGGGGCGGCACCGATCAAGCCAGCGCCACGGCGACCATCGGGGCGATTCACTCGGAGGCAGTTGTAAGGCTATGGAAAAGTGGTTATTTCCTGAGCATTTTAGTCAACGCCAATTGGCACATATAGCCCGCTGTAAACGGCAAAACTTTTGGTGGAAGGTTGTTTCTGTCGGGGTCGCTTACGGCTTCCTCATAAGCGCGATCATGTGGGCCATCATCAAGTTATAGGGTCGAGGAGGGGCTTTGCGCCCCTCCCCGTGCAGGTGGCCTGGCAATCCCGGTCCGGATTGCACGAAACGGCTGGAACCTCAACTGCGCTGGATCTGCAGTTGAGAGTTCCTATCATCGGCGCATGGCTGCGACAACGGGTGTCAACAATCAGGCGGACGCGCAGACGCGCTTGCAGCTCTGGCTGAATGCCGAGGAGGCGGTCAGCTCAGGGCAGGCGTACGCGATAGGTAATAGGTCGCTGACCCGCGCGAACCTGTCCGAAATCACGGAGCGGATAGGCTACTGGCAGCGCCAGGTGCAGGCCTTCCGCGGTCAAGCCGCGGGCGCGAAAGCTCCGGGCGTGAGGGTTGTCAAGTGGGTGGGCTGATTGCCGCACTGGCTCCGCGCTGGCACCTCAAGCGAGAGCTTGCGCGCCTGGCGGTCAAGCGGCTCTACCAAGCCGCGCAGCCGTCGAACGCGCGCCGCACGCCGACCGACTGGCGCTCTGGCGATGCTGTGATGGACCAGGCGCGGGCGAAGCTGCGGCAATGGTCCAGGCACCTCGACGAGAATCACGATCTCTCGCACAGCATCCTGGATACCCTTTCATACCAGTCGAGCCAGGTGACCATCGCGCCGCGGGTTATGCTGCGCAACGGTGACCCGGCGGAAACGGTGAACGACGATCTGCGCGCGGCGTGGCTCGACTTCCGGGACGCGCTCGACTCGTCAGGCCTGATGCCGTGGTGCGTGCTGTCGAGCGTCACGGCGCGAACCTGGCTGCGCGATGGCGAGGCGTTCGCGCAACACGTGCTTGGGGCTGACGTCGCCTATCCGACCGCGTTGCCTTACATGCTCGAAGTGCACGAGCCCGATCTGGTGCCGTTTGACCTGATCCAGTCGAACCCGAAAATCATCCATGGGGTCGAGGTCAACCGATTCGGGCGCCCGCTGGCGTATCACCTGTACCGCGAGCACCCGGGGAACAATCTTCGATCCGCTGCCATTTCCACGGGCACCGTGCGGGTGCCCGCCGAGCAGATGACGCACCTCGCGCAGCGCTCAAGGCTGGGCCAGCACCGCGGCGCAAGCGTGCTGGCGTCGGCGATCACTCGGCTCGCTGACATCTCGGATTACGAGGAAAGCGAACAACTGGCCGCGAAGGTCGCAAGCTCTTTGTGCGCGGCGATCACGCGGGGTGCTGATTTCACGAGCACTAGCACTACCCTCGACACGGACTCGGGCGAGCGGCCGCTGGAGCTGCAAGGCGGGATGATTTTCGACAACCTGATGCCGGGCGAGAAAATCGAAGTGCTCGACACGAACCGGCCGAATACCGGTCTCGGCGACTTCCGGCGTGCCATGCTGCGCGCGGCCACGGCCGGGATCGGCGTGAGCTACTCGACCGCGACCCACGATTACGACGGAACGTACAGCTCACAGCGACAGGAGCTGGTCGAGATACGGCAAACGTACGACTTCCTGCGCGAGCACTACCGCGCCGCGTTCCTCAAACCCGTATGGCAACGTTTCGTGCAGGCGGTGCAGCTCGGCGACCTGGTGACGCTGACCCGTGGCGATCCGAAAACACTGTTCGACTTCGATACAACGCCGCCGCCAGCGCCCTGGATTGACCCGGCCAAAGAGGCGAAAGCGGATGAAACGTCGATCCGCGCGGGCATCGAGTCGCGTCACGGAATTATCCGCAAGCGAGGCGGCGATCCTCAACGCGTTGATGATGAGCGTGAGAGCGACGCGCCCGAACCAGTCGTGACGCCGGCCGCCGCCGACGATCCGCCACAATTAGAGGTCGTGTCCAATGTATAGCGCACCCGGAATGAATGAGGTCCTGCGCGAAGCGAACACCGTGACCGTCACGGATCACCGTGAGCTGGTCGCGACCCTGGAACGGTCGATGATCGACACGGAAGAACGCACCGTGCCGGTGACCATCAGTACTGCCGCGGCGCTGCCCGGCCCGTCCGGGATGCTCGAAGTACTACGGCACGACAGCGACTCGATCGATTTCTCCCGCGCTGAGAACGGATTGCCGTTGCAAGTGGCGCACGACTCGCGGACGCTGCCGGTGGGGCGCGTGGAGCGGCTGCACCTGGTCGGATCGAAGCTGCGCGGTGTGGCCCGATTTTCCAGATCCGCGCGCGGTAGCGAGGCCTGGCAGGACGTGGTTGACGGGATCCTGTGCGACGTCAGCATCGGCGCGCAGGTAGCGCGGAACAGTTGGTTACAGGAGGGGGAGACGCTTTTTGCAACGCGTTGGACTCCTTATGAGGTTTCACTGGTCGCGAGCGGGGCTGATCCCGGCGCGGGCATCAATCGGGAGCATGAGAAAATGAACGAACCCACGAATGGGACCGGTGGCACCGGCAATGCGGAAAACACCGGAGAGGCGATCGCCGCACTGTTCGCGGGGCTCGATGGCGAACAGTGGCTGACCATGGAGCGCGACGCGCTGCGCGCTGGCGACAGTGTCGACCAAGTGCGAACCCGGGTGCTCGATGCGCTGAAGGCGGATGCGGCGCCGCGCACCTCGCGCGACACCGTCGACATCGTCGCGGGCGCGGATTCCATGGAGAAGTGGACTGATCAGTGCGAGCGCGCACTGGATGTGAAGCTCGGGCTTCGCAAGTACGACCGCACCGAGATGCAGTCGAACGAGCTGTCCGGCATGACGTTCCGCGAGATGGCACGCGACTACCTGCGCCAGCGTGGGCTGTCGAGCACCGGTCTAAACGCTGAGAAGCTGATTTCTCGCGCGCTGAGTGTGCCGGCGCTGGTGCGGTCAAACTTCGCGCACAGCACGTCGGACTTCGCGAATCTGCTCGGCAGCTCGGCAGAGAAGGCGCTTAGCGCCGGATACACCGAGGCGCCGGAGACGTACGCGGCGTGGACTCGTAACGTGAACATGGCGAATTTCAGGCAACATACGTTCACTAACCTTTCGCTGTTCGGCGATCTCTCACAGGTGCGACAGCTGGAGGAGTACAAGTCGGGGACGTTCAGCGACCGCGCAGAGACGGCGACGCTCGCGACCTATGGCAAGCTGTTCGGGATCGCGCGCCAGGCGCTGATCAACGATGATCTAAACGCCATGGTGGACGTGCCGAGAAAGATGGGCCGCGCCGCGGCGCGTCAGGTGGGCGACTTGGTTTACAGCATCATCACAACCGACGCGGTGCTCAGCGACCAGGCGGGCGCGACGCTGTTCAACACGACGGACGGCACGCTTGCCGCATCGGCCACGGTCATTGACACGGCGAACATGAGCATCGCGCGTACCGCACTGCGCACGCGCACCGATCCGAGTGGTGCCACGCTCAACGTGCAACCGGCGTATCTGCTGGTTCCTGCTGCTATCGAGACGGTCGCGCAAGTGTTCCTTGCGACCGCGCAGGCGCCCGGCGGGAGCAATAACGACGTCAACGTGTTCGCCAATTCGATGCAGCTCGTGGTCGAGCCGCGGCTGGACGCTGACGATGTAAACGCTTGGTATGTCATGGGTGCGCCAGGCGGCGAGGTAGAGACCGTTGTGGTCGGATGGCTCGATGGGCGACAGGAGCCGTTCTTAGAACAGGAAGAAGGATTCACGGTCGACGGGATGCGGTACAAGGTGCGAATAGACTGCACCGCGGCTGCGCTCGATTGGCGCGGCATGTATCAAAACGCGGGAGCTTGAATCATGGCAACGAATTTTCAGCAAAACGGCGCCACCATCAACTACACCGCTGCTGCGGCCGTCACGAGCGGGGACTTTATCGCGCTTCCGGCCGCAGGTACGGGGATGAAGATGGTCGGCGTCGCGACGGTGAGCGGTGTCACCGGAGACGTGATTCCGTTGATGACGGAAGGCGTTTTCACGGTCTCGACGAAGGTCGCGGCGGCGGGCGCCTGGGTGATCGGTGATGACATCTATTTGACCGCCACCGGGGACTTCACCGAGACCGCGACGTCCAACGGATACGCGGGCGTCGCCTGGGAAGCGGCGGCGACTTCGGCGACCACGGGCGTGGTGCGGATCAACTTCGGCGGCGACCCGCGGTAATACCCCTCCCCCGTAGGGAGCTTGTGACCGCCCCGCGCGGGCGGTCATTCTTTAAGGGAGATGAAACATGGCACAGGGTGACGTCACCGTATACGACGCCGCGATTTCGGAGTGGTTGCAGGGGAACCTGGGCGATCTCGCTGCCGATGACATTCGGATCGCGTTCACGACAAGCACGTTCACGCCCGTTGCGACTGACGCGCTTCCGTACTACACCGGGGGATCGGGAACCACGGCGATCAGCAACGAGACAACCGGCGGGGTGATCAGCGCGGGCGGTTACGTGTTCACCACCGAGGCGGTCAACGGGATCACCGGGGGCGCGAATTTCGACACCGAGGACATCTCGATTGCGGCGAACGGGGCGAACCCGTCCGCGGTGCGTTGGGGGTTCCTGTACAACAACACGCTGGCCACGAATCGCGGTTTCGCGTTCCTTGACTTCGGGACCGATCAGAGCTTTGTGTCGGGTTTCACCATCACGATCAATTCGGGTGGCTGGTTCACGATAACTTGAGACGTTGCGCGCCGATCTTCGCGCTGGGTGTGGCGGTGGGAATGGTTTTGCTTTCTATCCTCCAGGCGTGCGCCGATCTCTCGATCGCTACGCTGTTCAAATGAAAGGAGTGCCGAGTGGATATTGAATCGACGCACAGCATCGAGTTCGCGGTCAATATCATCGAGCACGACGTGCCCGATGGGGCCGCGAAGGTGGTCAGTCAACAATTTTGGGGGTTCGATGGCGCGTACGGAAACGTACCGCGCGAGATGGTCGTCGAGGTGCAGGCGCTCGGCACCGAGTTCCTGTCTTCGCTCGTGGACCTGGGCAAGAGTTACAACTTAGAGAAGCGCGCTAAGAAGGACGCGTGAGCGTGCAAGGCAAAAAGACATACATGCTGGCGCTCGCCGCAGTGCTCGCGGGTATCGCTGGCTACATGCAAGGCCAGCTCGATCTACAGCAGGCGCTCGAATCAGTGTGGGCTGGCGGCGTGGCCGCGGCGTTGCGTCACGGGCTCGCGCGTGCCGGGTTGAACTAATGTGAAGGAGTTGTTCCGATGGCGACGTATGCAGAAATTGTCAACCTATTATCCGATCCGGCATACCAAGGATTGAAGGACAGAACCGCGGTAGCTTCGAGCGTGAAGGCGCACGAAGTCTCCCAGGCGCCGACTCCGAGCGCAGAGGCAAAGGCCTGGGCGGTTCGCGCGCTCACAAATCCGCGCGAAGAGTCGGAAGTGATCATAAACTTCGTTCTGGCCGCGAACGTTGCGGCGACTGCGACGCAGATATTGACCGCCAATGATGCGACGCTGCAGGCTGCAGTAAATGACGCGGTCGATACGCTTTTGGGGGCCTAGTAATGGCAACATCACAAGCCCAGATCAACGTCGGCACTGGCGTCAAATTCAACGGGGAGGCTGGCGCAGACGTTGCATTCTCTATGGAGGCTGTCGCGTCTGCGGCGGGGCGGGTTTCTGCGCAATACGATCTTGGCGCGTCGCCGCGGGACTTTCTGTTCATGTGGCACGGCGAGCTGTTGATGCAGGCAACGCCGACGCAGTATCGGACCATCGACTTCTATGCAGCCGGAGCTTACGACGCCGATGCGACCATGATATGGGGCGACGTCGGGGCAACGGATGCGGCGCTCGGTGACGAGGACCAGTTGCGTAATTTGCTTCAGATCGGCAGCGTGGTTGTCGAGGAAGCGAACACGACAAAGATGGTTGGTGGGGGACGGTTCTATTGGCCGCATCGCTACATCAGCATCGTTGGCTTCAACAACTACACCGGCGCGACAATCAACGCGACTGATTCCAATTTTCTGTTCTTCCTGCAGCCGTACAACATCCAAGGGCAGGCCACCTAATGCTCGTCGAGCTTCCTACCGATGACTGGAGCTTTGCGCCGCGCGTCACTGAGGCGCGCATCGACCGCGGGAAGCCGCTTGCCCGGCGCTTGCAGTTTGCGACGATACCAGGCGACCGACCGTTTAATCTGGTTACAAAGACGTTCTGCTACGGGGTAAGAACCGGAGCAAAACCTGTCGGCGGTGAGTCAGGTACTGCGCTGCGCTTTGGCGGTGCCGCGAGTGGCGACAACTTCAGGTTTTCGGACGCAAGTCACAGCATCGGAAGCAAATACACTGGCGCGCAGTCGATTGTGCAGGTGCCGCATACCTGGGTTTTCCGGTTCAAGGCGCTCGCGGTATCCACGCGCGGTGGCCTGATGCAGTACACCGACCAGGATGCAGGCAACTCGGGGCTGTACGCGTTTTTAGAGGGAGCGGACTCTACGGCGCGGTATTCAGTTTCGAACAGCGGTTCAAATTACACGTCAAGCCCCACCTACACACTCAATAAATGGCACACCGTCGCGTTCACATACGATCCGGTCTCTAACAAGCTGAACAGCTATCTAGATGGCAAGCGCGGCACAGAGGCGACCGAGGCAAGTCCGACAACGAACACATCAATCTCGCGGTTTTTGATTGGAGACTGCTTCGCTGGGTTCGATCGGGAGCTCGACGGCGAAATTAGTTTATTCGCATTTTGGGACCGCGCGCTCACACCAAGCGAAGGCCGCTTCCTGACAAATGGCGATAACTGGCTGACGCTGTTCGAAGGTGAGCAATCGGTATTTTTCCCGGCCGAATCAGCGGGTGCGGGCGGGTTTACCACGACCCTCGAAACCAAGGCGATCGGCGACCAGGCGCAGATCACCGGGCTGATCTCTGCGCTCGACGTGCTCGCGAAGGCGGGGCTTGTGCAGAGCACAGGCCTGGTCACCGTGCTCGATGCACTGGCGTCGACCGGCCAGGCTGCCGTGACTGGGCACGTGACGACCCTCGACGCGCTGACGAAGCTCGGGCTTCAGGCAAGTTTCCCGGGCGTTGCGGGTTTCGCGACCGTGCTCGACGCGCTGACGGCTGCCGGCCAGGCCGCTGGCACTGGTCACGGGACCGTGCTCGACGCGCTGACGGCGGCGGGGCTTCAGCAGAACCTGGGCGCGGTCGGCGAGTTCACGACCGTTCTGGATTCACTGAGCGCTGCCGGACAGGCCGCGGCGCTTGGCCTGATCACCGCACTGGACGCTTTGACCGTCACGGAGCGCGCCCAGGCGCTCGGATTCATCACCAGCGTCAACACGCTGGACGCTGACGGGCTCAATCAGAGCTTCGGCGGGGCTGGGTTCACGACCGCCCTGAAGGCGTTAGCGGCCGCTGGGCTCTCCCAGGGGATGACCATCTGGGACCTCGGCGACGCGCTCGCCGCGGCATATGCCGATCTGCCGGCGTTTTTCGACACGTTCGGATTTTCCGAGCCGGTGGTAGTCGGGGCTGTCACCGTGCGCGGACTGTTCGATGATGATTCGGTCGAGAACGGGGAGCTGGCGGGGCCGCAAGTCATGTTGCAGGTGGGCGACGTGGACACGCTCGGCATCGACCAGGGGACAGAGATCACCATACGCGGGCGGGCCTTCTACGTGGCTGGGGTACAGCGCGACGGGCTTGGCCTGGCGAACGTTGTGCTGCGTGATACTTCCTGATGGCTTCCAGGACGCTCTCTCTCTCCCGGGGCCGTGGCGCTGTGTCCGTCGAGCTGCTCGGCGGCGCTGCGACCATCGAGGCGCTCGTGGCGGTAAGCAAAGACGCCGAGCGCTCCCAGGCGTCGGCCATCCGTGCCGCCGCGGTCACCGCGCGCTCGCTGGTGATCAAGGATCTGGCGAAGCAAACGGGGGTCAAACAGAAGGCGTGGCGCAAGCGAGTGGGGCAATTCCCGACGCGCCGCGCCCAGGGCCTGGCCGTGCGAAAGCTCTGGGTCGGGCTCAAGAACCCGCCCGGCGCCAGCTCGGGGAAGCATGTCGAGGCGCTGATCAGGAAAAGCAATCCGGACGCGTTCGAGGCGAAGATGCCGAGCGGGCATCGGGGCCTGTTCAGGCGGCGCCGCAAGACGATCCCGTTCGGGCCCGGGGCGCGGGACCATCCGAAGGAGCGCCGCAGCCTGCCGATCGACGAGGCGAAGCTGGACGTTTCCGGCGTGGCCGAGCCTGCATTGTTGAAACGTGCGCGCGAGGTGATGCGCGGGCGTTATGTTGAGGTGTTGGAGAAAGAGTTCTTAAGGCGCACGTCACGGTCAATTTCAAAGAACAAGGCCCGACGCAAACGAGGACGATGAAATGGCAATTCAAGGCACTGGGATAACTATCAGCTATCAGTCCGGCTTCCTGGCTGAGATCCTCGACTTCACATGGTCGGGCATCTCGCGAGAGTCGATCGATACCACAAACTTCGCGACCACCGGGGCGCGCGAGTCGATGCCGAGCACGCTCTACGATCCGGGCGAGATGCAAGTCGAGCTGCTTTTTGATGCGGAAGTCTCGCCGATCACGGCGATCGCTTCGGCTGCGGAAACGGTGACCGTGACTTACTCCGATCCGGCGCCCGCCTCGACCATGGCCGCGTCCGGGTTCATGACCGAGTTCGAGATCAACGCGCCACTTGAGGACCGCGTGACCGCTACCGCTACCCTCAAGCTGACCGGCGCGATCACGCACGGGTGATGCATGGCGTTCAAGACAATGGCCGTGAAGGTCAGCGGGGACGTCTATCACCTGCGTGAGCTGAGCGCGGGCGCTATCGAGTGCGTCGACGACGCGCAAAGCGAGTATGTTCAGGCCTTGACCATGGTCGCCTTATCGCTTTGCGACGATAACGGCCTCCCCATGTTCAAGCCGCGCCCGGACGCGGTCGACGCCGCGCTGGATATGGTGCGCAAGATGCCGGTGAGCCTGGTCCGCGACTACCTGATCCCGGCGGCGACGACGCTCAACACCGAGGGCGGGAGCCTGGACGATGCACGGGGAAACTAACCCGGCCAGTGAGGCAGTTTGCGTTTCGCCTGGCGCTCAAGCTGGGGCGCTGGGACGTGGACGCTTTGCTGGCCGAAATGCCGCGCCGTGCGTTCCTCGAATGGTTGGCCTATCACGAGATGGAGCCGTGGTCGGAAGATCGCGCCGACGCTCGCGCGGCCATCGTGTCGTGCCTGATCTACAACGTGAACCGGCGCCGCGGGGCGCCCGCGAAGCGCCCGGGCGATTTCATGGCGTATCGGGCGCCAAAGCGAAAGATGGCGCCGGACAAGCGCGCGCTGTTCCGCAAGATCATGGAGGGCCTGCCGCGTGCCGACTCTGACCAGTCTTAACGTTCTATTGAAGGGCGACGCGTCCGGGCTGGTGAAGGCGACCCGGGTGGGCCTGGGCGCGCTAAAGGGTTTTGGACGTGCTGCGGGCAAGGCGGTGGCCATCACGGGTGCGCTCGGGGCTGCCGGGATCGGCGGCGCCGCCGCCGGCCTGGTCGCGCTCGGCAATGCCGCGCGCAGTTCGATCGACGCGCACGCGAAGAACGCGGCCCGGCTCGGGCTGACCGTCACCGAGGCGCAGCGACTCAAGCAAGCCGCAGAGCAAAGCGACGTGTCGATGCGGACGCTTAACACGGCGATGGCGGGGCTGACGCGAGAGGCGGGCCTTGCGGCCGCGGGCAGTGCAAAGAGCGCGGCGAAGTTCACCGATCTGGGGCTGTCAATGGACGACGTCGTGAAGGCGTCGCCGCTGGAGCTGCTGCAGATGGTCACGCGTGAGCTAGGCGCGTCCCGCAACTTCGCGGATCGGGCGGCGAAGGGTAATGCGCTGCTCGGGGAGTCGTGGCTCAAGCTGAACCCGTTGATCGAGAGCGGCACGGAAGCGTTCGCCGACGCTGACGTGATATTCACAAAGCTCGGGCTCGGGATCGGAAAGAATGCCGGCCAGGTGGAGGTGTTCAATGACAAGCTGGATTCGCTGTCCAGGCTGGGAACCGCGTTGCGTGACAAGGTGTTTGCGACGCTCGCGCCGCGCCTGGCGGAATTCGCGACGGCACTGTTCGATTCCGCGGCCGCGTTCATCCAGGCGCAGGGCGGCGGCGAGGCGTTCGCTAACACGCTCGGCGAGGGCCTGGTGAACGGGATCCGCTCGGCTGTCAAGTGGTTCGGGGGGCTCAAAAGCGCGATCGATGGCGTGCTCACCGTGGCCGGGTTCCTGGTCGACGTGCTGCAGGGGATCGGGACGTTCGGCGCCGGAATTGCGGCGGCTGCGGGCGCGTTGATACAGGGGAATTTCTCCGGCGCCGGCGCGGTGCTCTCTGCAATTCCCGGAGACGTTGCCGGCCAGTTCGGCGAGGACACCTCAGAGGAGCAACTACAGGAGACAAAGCGCCAGACGACCGTGCTCGAAGACATCTTGAGAAACGCGGCGCCGGCCTTCCAATGACACGCATATCAAAAGACATGCTAGACGGCGAGGTGGTCCTGTCGACCAAGGGCGACCGCGCTAGACGATCGTTCCAGGTGACAGAGCTTGTCGGCGCCGACTTCGCGCGCCTTGTTTCGGCTGCGAAGGCAAGCGGATTGCCGCAGAAGGGCGAGCCGCATCCGGCGCTGTCAGGCGTGCGTGTTCTCGACGTCACCGCGCGACCTACAAACGATCCGTCGATCGCTATCGTGGACGTTGACTATGGCGTTCCGAGCGCGTCGGATATATCCAGCAGCTCGGACGGGGCCGAGGTCTCCATTACGGCGAGCCTGATCACCGAGGAGACTACGAGGGACATTTTCGGGAATTTTCTGCGCACGACATGGACCTTCCGATTCTCGACGGCCGATCCGGGCGATCCGGACGGCAACCGGTCGATTCAGGAAGCGACGCTAAGCTCGAACATTCATCGGCTGGAAGTGCAAGTGCCGACGTTTAGCGTTCAGTTTACGCGCATCGAGAAAAGCCCGCCGCTGGCGCTGACGCGCAAATTTTCGGGAAAAGTAAACTCGGGCGCGTTTCTAAATGAGAGCCAGGACGCGTGGCTGTGCACGATCTCGAGCACGCAGCAGGGGCCGAATGAGCACCGCGTCGTGTATTCTTTCACGTTCAACCGGCGGGGCTGGCAAGCGATCCTTACCCATACGGTAGACGGCGTGATCCCGGAGGACTTGACCGCGGACGGGGTGCAGGTGAAGCAAGTCTATTCGCGCCGTAATTTTTCATCGCTCGGGCTTCCAAAGATATGATCATGAAGGCGCCACGGGTGGCGCGCGGGCAGGCGATCACGGCGAACCTGTGGAATGAGCTGGCGGACGCAGTCGATGAAAGTCTATTTAGCCCGCGTGACATAACAGCAGGAATAACGACGGAAGAGGTCGAGGAGATTGTCACATCGGGCTCGACGTCATGGACTGAGATATCGCGCACCAGCGACACGGTACGTGTAGAGAATCCGGAAGACGCTACGCAATTTGTCGACGTCGAACGGATGCGTACAATCGTTTTCCAAGGTGGCGCCGGGACGCTCACATTCACGTATAAACCGTGATGGCAGACTACCGGGAGAATGTGAACCGTATCGTCAGCGTTGGCTGGCCGTCGGGTGTGGAAGTCAAGTATTGGCAGACTGAGCTTGCGATCGGAATTGGTGATTACTGGACGGGGATCTCACTGGATACACCTGCCGCGGATGTGCAAGAATTTCACGATCAGTTCACTGCGGGGAAAAAAGTCATTGTGGGAACCGTGTCGGAAACAAGATTCGACTTCTCTCTCGTGCCAGGGCTGGGCCCTGGCGAGTCCCTCTCGAATGATAGCCAGCAACCTATGGCGAACCTGCCCGTGTACAACGAGCTAGGGAATGTCATCACGAAGGCGGATCGACCAGCGTTTGGCTCGCGAAAGATTCTGTCCGGGTTTGTGGGAAGCATGATCGGGCTCGACAAATACAGCGCTTACGATTACTCCACGACGTTGACGTTCACGTTTGTAGGTCCGATTGCGCTCGAAGCGGAATTCTTTCTATCGGTCAATAATAATTTCGGAACCGATCCTGAATTTCACTCTTACTTCGCGTCGAGCGATGCAGGCGACACCGCGACGACATGCGCGACCGGGCTCAAGGATGCGATCAATACGGGCTCCGTGTTCAATGCGTCGTCGAGCGGCGCTGTCGTGACGTTCGAGCCTGCAAGCGAGGAGGGCGGGCGATTCTCGTTCGGCATCATCAACAAAGATGGGGACGGGACCTCCGCGATGTCTATTCCCGCGTTTAACGGAACCACGACGGCGTCCGCAATCGAACCTGGGTTTCTATGGTCGGGCTTTTTTGGCACAGGCGGCGAGCTGATGCGACTTGAGACTCCACCAACGTAGGGTAAGCAAATGGCAACGGTTGTATGGCAGGGCGGCGCCGCAGCCGTCGCACAGGTGAGCACTGGCAGCGTCGACAGTTACGACGCCGCTTCCACGTACACGGTCACTATCGGGGGTTATCTCGTGAGCGTGGTCGGCGATACGGACGTTGCGACGACGGCGACGAACCTACGCGCTGCGCTGAATGCGAGCACCAACCCGTATTTTGCGGCGATCACCTGGTCGGGCTCGACGGGTGACATCACCGGCACGGGCGATACGGCCGGGGCGCCGTTCCTGGCGGTGCTCAGCGTCGCGAGTGGCACCGGTACGATCACCGATTTTTCCGACACGACCGCGTGCACCGGCCCGCATCACGCTAACGTCGGCGTCAACTGGAGCAGTGGCGGGATCCCGACGACGTCGGACGACGTCGTGATCGAGGGCGGGCCTTCGATCCTCTATGAGCTGGACGCGATCACCGCGGTCGCGCTCGGGCGCGTCGAGGTGCGCCAGGCGTTCGTGTCTAAGGTCGGGCTTGAGCCGTCCGGATTCGCGACGTCGCTCGACGGCGAAACGGTGGTGAACACCATTCCGGAGTATCGAGGTGCCTACTTCGAGCTGACCGCAGATGAGATTGTGATCGGTGAACACATCGGGCCGGGGACGCCATCGGGCTCGGCGCGGATCTGCATTGACCAGAAAAAGGCAGGCGCGAGCACGCTTGACGTGGTCAACACCGGCACCAGCAGCGTATTCGACCGCCCGGCCGTGCGCTACCTGGCGGCGAATGCTAGTGCGGACATCGTGATCCGCAGCGCTCCGAGTGGGGTCGGCGTGGCGGTCGAGCCTGGCGAAACCAGCACCATCGGCGACGTGTTCGTGGTGGACACCTCGACGACGTCGAATTGCTACATCGGGCCGGGGACCACGCTCACGCAATACGAGCAATCCGGCGGCGTGAGCACGATCAGCGCGGCGGCGACCATCACGACGCTTAATTGCTTAGGTGGGACGCTGCGGATCGTCGGGTATGACTACCTGATCACGACGCTGAACGTCTATGGTGGAGACGTGACCGATACGCACGAGAACACCGCGGGAGCGGAGTGGACGACGATCTCGATGTATGGGGGGGCGCTGAGCCTGCCATTGTCGACGGCCGGCACCGCGCGGGCATTCACGACTGCGAATCTGTACGGCGGCGCGCTCGACGCCGACTGGTCGGGGGTGTCGGGCACGGTCTCGATCCCTACGGACGCTAAGATCACGTCGCTTCGCTCTGTCGAAGTGACGCAGCTCTGATCCATGCCGGCGCCGGGCGACTTGCGGGCACTGGTCGCCGGTGGTCTTTCGGCCGCAGCCGTCGCCATTGCCGCGCCGTACGCGATCCCAGAGGTGGTGCGCCCCGATCCGTTCCTCGGCGCGGATGCCGAGAAGCTTCGCGCCGAGTTGAGCGAGACTTTCGAGCTGGAATTACGACTGCTACGTGCCGAGCTGCGGCTTCAGCTCCCACCAGAACCGACGCGCCTTCGAATCCAGGCACTGGAGGATGCCGTACGGGAGCTGCAGCCGACTTTCCGGCCGCCCACAAGCCGTTTCTCCCGGTGGGGCGGTCCGGACCCGTAGCGGCGACTTGACGCGCTGGATTGCTTGGCGCATGTTGGCGCCTGCCGTTCCTCGCGGCATCGGCGGGGGCTGTGGGCGGATCTCAGGGGCGCAAGCTCGGGCAGAACGTCTCCAGTCCCTGCCACCTTCGCGGGGGCGGCGTCAATCCATGACGCGAGGAAACGTCGATGTTCTACCCGCTGGTCCCCCTGGAGCGGTCGCTGGATGGCTCCATGTTTCGCGAGCTGCCACCGCTCGATGTTCACGTGCTTTTCAACGAGTTAAGTCGGGCTGGCGTGCCCGATGACCGGCTGCGCACGATCTGCGAGCAGCTGGAGTCAGGCGCGACTGTCGATCTGGCGCCCGCGCTGCGCGCCGCCGGAATGCTCAACATGTCAGCCTGGCTTCGCCCCGCGACGGCGGCGCTTGCGGTCTCCATGGACCGTATCCGGCTGATCCTTGGCATGGATCGTGGCTCATGACTGGCCGCGACCTGCTGCTCTCGGGCGTCTACCTGCTGCTGTGCGCCCTGATAATTATGGCTGTGCCCGCATGATCGGGCTTGAAACCGCGAGGAAACGGTGATGAATGAAGATCTTGAATACACGAACCTGTGCAAGGAAAGCTCTCTGAAGGGCGCCTATGCCACGTCTGCCCAGCTGATCCTGGGAGGATGGGATTTCTCCGTTTTCATCGAGCCACTCGAGCGGCCTGGCTGGCTTTTCTACGTACGCAACAAAGACTTGCCGATCATCAAGCACCGGATCGCGCATGTGACGCGAGTGGACGAGGATGCAGCGCCCTACCGCGAGAACGCGGCCGCGCTTGTGAGAGCCATGGATGGGGTTGAGGGGTTCACCACCAGCCCGCCCGCGTCGCGCAAGGTGCGGACATGAGCACTCACAGCGCGGCGGCGCTTGTCAAGGCGGCGGGTGCGGCACCATGAGCAACTTATGCCTAACCTGGGCCTTCGAACAGTGCGATCTGAAACCCCCCGAACGCTTCGTGCTGGTCGTTCTGGCTGACAGGGCGAACCAGGACGGCGTGTGCATTCCTTCCGTGCGCGACCTATCCCTACGCACAGGGTATAGCCAGCGACGCGTTCAGCAGCTCGTGAAGGCGCTCGTGCGCTACGGCCTGGTCGAGACACTGGAGCGCGAAGGCCAGCGCGGGCGGCAGACGTCGAACATGTACATCCTGCACATCGAGCGGGGCCGCACAATCCAGGAAGTCGGTCGCTCGAAACAGCGCGTCGCGGAGTATCACGCGAGCCTGCCACGGACCCCGTCAGACGTCGGGCCGGGGCGTGAACAACCCTGTGGACAACCTGTGGATAACTTACATCCGGAAGGTCCAGAATTTCACCCCCCCCCCGAAAAGATTTCGCCCCTGGATGTGTCTGAAATTTCACCCCTTGAACCTCCTATTAACCCTCTTACAGCACACACCTCTGACTTTGTATCAAGGGCGGGTGCTGTGGATAACCCTCCAAAGGAGTCGCCATCCATGGCGACGAGCACCGTTACGTCGCCTGACGGCGCCGGTGCTGCGGTCACGCTCTCCGACGATGCACAGGCAAAGCTAATCGGTGAGCGCCCCTCACGGGGCGCTGGTAGAGCCAGCGCGCCAAGGGGCGCGCAAGGGGTTCGGCAAGGTAATCAGGCGTACCTGGACGCGCTGCGGGTGGCCGATGAGCTACTCTCGCGCAGCTCGAAGACTGGGGGGGCGTGAGCGTGGCGTGGAGGCACCCGACAGGCGGCGCACCGCGTCACGTGGACATGGTAGCGCTCGGGCAGAGCTGCCAGGCCTGGATGCATCACCAGCTGCGCAAGAACCGGCCGCGCGCCGATATCGGGCCGCTGAGCACGGAAGTCTGGACGGTGAACCGCGGAATACGGCTGTTTGCCGCTGATATGGCGTTCATTCTCGATGAGCTGGACTCCGAAATACAACGCGATAAATCGTACGGCGACGCCATCATTAGTTACGAAAAGCCTATTATTACAACGCGTTGCAGTCCGCTCGTGCATACGTCGCAACGGTATCCAGCCGCCGAGATACTGGATTGCATTCGGGAGTGGGCGCCGATTGGCGATCCGTACTGGCACAACAGCATCCCGATGATCGTGGCCTATGCCATGTTGATCGGCGTCAAGTCGATGGTCATTTGGGGCGCTGATTACACGCTGCCAGGTGGGCGGACCATCGAGGACGATCGGGCGAACCTGGAATACTGGATCGGGTTCGCTCGGGCTCGGGGCATGAAGGTCGGCGTGCCCATGGAATCGACGTTGTTGAACAGTTTGAAGCACCAGGGCGAGTTGCACGTGTACGGGTTGCTTGATCAGGGCGAGGCGCAGGCCTGGCTGGAGGGGAGATGACAGACAAAGAAAAAGTGCACTACGCGGGGCTATATCACTTGAAACGCCATCCAGGCAGACCATGCGCGTGCGAGTTCTCGGACGACAACGGCGACACCGTGCTGAGCTGGTGCGAGTTCCACAAGGAGCTGCGTGAGCGCATCGCGGAGCTGAAGAACATCATTTTAGAGGCACCGCACCATGAAGATTGCGCGTCACTAATTTGGGAAAGTGGCACGCCGCGCTCACCGTGCGATTGCTGGAAGCGCAAGGCACTGGAGGACGGGTGATGTCTAGTGAACTACACATACCGACAGAAGTTGCGGACGCCATGCGTGCATTGCGGCCTGAGCTTAGGAAAAAGCTATCGCTGCGTGACATTGACGATATGACGCGGCCGTTCCGCAAGCGCATCGAGGAACTGAAGGATGCCATCCGCAAAGGCCCTCACCAGATGGGGTGCCACAGTCTTCAGAAACCGAATACCCCAGGATGGGCGAGCTTGGAACTATGCGACTGTTGGAAGCGCAAAGCACTGGAGGGCGAGTTCGGAGTCGGCGCCTGGGAGACTTCGTGCGCCTTCACGCTCGAAGCTACCGCGGTTCTGTCCTTCAATCCTTGGTATGCCGGATCGGATAAGATGTCTCATCGTGACAGGCTAGAAATGTGGCACCTTGCGGTAAGTGAAGGCGAGCCGGAGCCAGAATTACTCTTTGACCTTGCAGAAAGTGCGGTAGTGCGCATCGAGGAGCTGGAGGCGGCCGCGGATGCTGTGGCGAGAATTGTCGAGTACGAGCTACGCGGTAACATGGATTCAGTATGCGATGACCCGCGGTGCCACGATTCGCAGGTGCCGATAGACGACGGAGCGCGGCTCGCTCTATGCGGAAGGTGCGCGTTGATTCGTGCCCGTGAGCGCATCGCGGAGCTGAAGAACATCATTTTAGAGGCACCGCACCATGAAGATTGCGCGTTACTATATTGGGAAAGTGGCACGCCGCGCTCACCGTGCGATTGCTGGAAGCGCAAGGCACTGGAGGACGGGTGAACATCCGCGCCATCCTCGAAACCCACGGCATTCGCTGCCCTGAAGACTCAGGCATGCCATGCGCTGAGTGCGGCTCAGTCGATGCGGTGTGCCCGCGGTGCCACGCCAGCATCCAGGCCACGGTGAGGAAGGCGGACGGGTGGCGTAAGTGGGAGCAGCGCGCGCTATGGCCTTCACCATAAAAGGTACTCCTGCCGCCTCTGGTGCGGGGGAAGAAGCT